CTTCAGGCCCGGGTGTAAATTCGATTATGTGCTGGTCCTTGTAGGTGATCAGGGGAAAGGTAAAAGTACCATCATTAAAAAGCTTGGAGGTAATTGGTATAGTGATTCATTCGGTACAGTCCAAGGCAAGGAAGCTTTCGAACAAATACAAGGCGTTTGGCTCTTGGAAATGGCAGAATTAGCCGGTCTTAAGAAAGCCGAAATGGAAACGATCAAACACTTCATCTCAAAAGGTGAAGACCGTTACCGGGTAGCCTATGGCCGGAGAATCGATAACTTCCCAAGACAATGCGTGTTCTTTGCCACAACAAATAATAAGGACTTCCTGAGAGATCCAACAGGGAACAGAAGGTTTTGGCCAGTGAATATTGATGAATCAAGCCCTGCAAAAAGCGTATTTAAAGACTTGGATCAATACGAAGTTGACCAAATTTGGGCTGAAGCAGTGAAGTTATTTAAGGCGGGAGAAACTCTTTACCTGACTCCTGAATTGGAACAAATGGCATACGCTAAACAGGCTGAGCACTCTGAAACGGATGACAGGACCGGTATTATCACGGGCTATCTGGATACCCTTTTACCTACGAATTGGGATGGGTTGGATTACTTCCAACGTAGAAGTTTTATGGATGGTGATGAGCTCTCAGAGAAAGGAACCGTACAGCGTCAAAGGATATGTGTAGCGGAGCTGTGGGTTGAATTATTTGGCAAACAGAAGGCAGACATGAACAAATATAACACCAAGGATCTGCACACTATTATGCGAAGTATTGAAGGGTGGGAAGAGTATAAATTCCCCGTAATAGTGAAAGGATATGGCCGTCAGCGTGTATACAAAAGGGTCGAAATCGGCCAAAATGGTATACACGAGAAAAAAGGCAGTTGTCTACACGGTATACACGAGGTATACACGAGATTAAATTAGTGTATACCATTGGAACCCCTGAAAACAAAGGACTAAGGGGCAAAAGTATACACGGTATACACCAAATACTCTATCTTTTATATTTATTAATTATAGAGGAAAATAAGCATACATAATACACGAATCCGCCTAAACGCATATACACGTAGGAAAAACAACATTTTGATGTGTTCGTGTATACAAGGGCAAAAATGAGATTAAAGGCATGAACGAGAAATTACTTGAGAAGAAGTTAAGAGAGGGAGTTAAAAAGTTGGGTGGAATAGCGCTGAAATTTGGGACATCGTATCACACAGGAATGCCGGATCGGATCGTTTTAATGCAAGGAGGCCAAGCAGGTTTTGTGGAACTAAAGTCAACAGGGAAAAAGCCTACGCCGCTACAAATAAAATCCCTTGAGATGTTGACAGGATTAGGGTTCAAAACAGCGGTGATCGATTCACCAGAAACCCTGGACCAATTCTTAAATGAACTTTTATAAATCATCAAATGAACGAAAGTAACCTTCACGAATATCAGAGATTTTCAGTTGAACACATCATCGATAATCCGGAAGCCGGATTGTTCCTGGATATGGGTTTGGGTAAGACGGTTTCAACACTTACCGCGATTGACAGGTTGATGAACGATTATTGCGAGATCAGCAAGGTTTTGGTAATAGCCCCTAAGCGGGTAGCAGAAGATACCTGGACAACTGAAAGCGCAAAATGGGATCATCTCAGACATCTTAAGCTGTCAGTGGTCCTTGGTACCGAACGTGAACGCAAAGAAGCACTGAAGGCAAAGGCTGATATCTATGTGATCAATCGTGAGAACGTTGCATGGTTAGTGGGATATTATCAATCAGCATTTCCGTTTGATATGATTGTGATTGATGAATTGTCATCATTCAAATCAGCAAAAGCAATCAGGTTTAAAACTTTACGGATGATCAGGCCAAAGGTTAAGAGGGTTGTAGGCTTGACGGGTACACCAGCGCCAAACGGATTAATAGATCTTTGGCCCCAGCTGTACCTACTTGATCAGGGTGTACGATTAGGGAAGACAATCTCGAATTATCGTGAAAGGTATTTCACCCCGGGCAAACGTAACGGAGCTGTGGTATTTAATTACAATCTCAAAACCGAAAGTGAACAGGCCATTTATGACAAAATCGGGGATATCTGCATAAGCATGAAGGCAAAGGATTATTTATCACTTCCTGAACGTGTGAATCATACCATCGAAGTAAAACTCCCAAAAGCCATCCAGGAGAAGTATGATACTTTCGAAAAGGAACAGGTCCTTGCAATCATCGATTCTGATGATGATGTGTCAGCGGTGAATGCTGCAGCACTATCAACGAAGTTAAGGCAATTTGCCAATGGTGCCATTTATGATGCTGAGAAAAACTACCATGTTGTTCACGATGAGAAGTTAGAAGCTTTGGAAGAAATTGTTGAAGCCGCCAATGGTCAGCCAGTGTTGGTGTTCTATTCCTTCAAGCACGATCTTGCACGTATCCAAAAGAGGTTTAAAGGATACAAACCCCGGATGCTTGAGAACTCCGCGGATATTGCTGATTGGAATGCAGGAAAGATCCAGGTGCTTCTTGCCCATCCTGCCAGTGCAGGCCACGGACTTAATCTTCAGGCAGGAGGTAATATCATTGTTTGGTTTGGAGTCAATTGGAGCCTTGAGTTGTACCAACAGGCCAATGCCCGTTTGGATCGTCAGGGGCAGATTAAACCGGTCATCGTTTACCACCTGCTTACAGTGTCCACCATCGATCAGAAAGTGTTTTTATCACTTGAGGGAAAGGCTGAAGGACAAGACTCTTTGATGAATGCTGTCAAAGCAATAATAAATAAATACAAAAAAGCAGCTTAATTATTTTTTTTATTCAAATAATGTGCTTATTAAGCGCACTAATACTATTTTTGTGAGAATAAAACAATCAAATGCCGAAAGTACAGCAAAATAGACCAGGTGATGCAGACAGGAAACTAACCGCGAAAGAGGAAAGGTTCTGTCAAGAGTATTGCCTTGATTTTAATGCAACTAAGGCCGCTTTACGGGCAGGATACAGCGCTAAAACAGCGTATGCCATTGGAGCAGAGAACTTGAAAAAACCTAAAATTGAAAAAAGAATCAAGGAAAAGCAAGATAACCTGGCAGAATTAGCCGGGATTTCAGCGCTTAGAATTGTCAAGGAACATGAAAAAATTGCTTTTCTCAATACGGGCAAGATGCGGGACGGATGGTTTTCTCCAACTGAGTTCGAGATGCTGACCGATGATGAAAAAGCGTGTATTCAGGAGGTGACAACAAAACCAAGTATGTTCGGAGACTCTTTGAAAGTCAAATTGTATGACAAACAGAAAAGCCTTGATTCGCTTGCAAACATTTTAGGCTTCAATGCCGCAATCAAAAACGAATTAACCGGCAAAGATGGAAAGGATCTGCTTACTGGTCCCGATCTAACCAAACTCAGCGATGCAGAATTAAAAATCTATCATGCTTTACTTGTGAAAACCATTGCAACAGCAGAGTAACCATATAACCCCCTTGTTAGCTGCCCGTATTGAATTATTCAAGCGTGGTGACTACGACTTCATTGTTACCCAGCAAGGCAAAAAGCACATTAAGCAGGAGCTTGCATTGCAAACCCTCACCGATCAGGATCATGTTGAATTCCTTTATGGAGGTGCAGCTGGTGGCGCCAAGTCGTGGACCGGTTGTGCCTGGTTGGCTTTTATGTGTCTGGCTTATCCTGGTACCAAGTGGTTCATTGGCCGTGAATCTCTGAAACGCTTACGGGAATCAACCCTGATAACCTTTTTCAAAGTGTGCACGAGTTATGGCATCCAACGTGACAAGGTCTTCAAGTACAACGGGCAGGATCACTTCATCGAATTTGAGAACGGATCCCGTATTGACATGCTGGATCTTCGCTTCCTCCCTTCGGATCCGCTCTATGAACGTTACGGGTCCATCGAATACACCGGGGGATGGATTGAAGAAGGCGGAGAGATCAACTTCGGGGCTTACGATACCCTCAAGACCCGTATAGGCAGACACATGAACGACATTTACGGGATTGTCCGTAAACTGTTTATATCCTGTAACCCGAAAAAGAATTGGATGTTTACCACGTTCTTTAAACCGGCCAAGGATGGCACCCTTCCGCCTCACATGACTTACCTCCCCTGCCTGGTGCAGGAAAACCCATTTATCGAAAAGGATTACATCAAAGCCCTTGAGTCTACAACCGATAAGGTCAAAAAGGAACGATTACTAAAAGGCAATTGGGAATATGATGACAATCCAAATGCCCTGTGTGCTTACGATACCCTACTGGCGATATTCGGTAACGATCTGGCCAAGAAAACGGGTAAGAAGTATATCACTGCCGACATTGCACGTTTCGGGTCAGACAAAGCACGTATAGGGGTTTGGGATAATTGGACAATAATTGAAACGTTGTCCTTTGACGTCAGCAAAACTACTGAAATTCAGACCGCGATTAATCATCTTCGCCAAAAACACAAAATCTCGAAGATGCGATCCATTGGAGATGAAGACGGCGTGGGAGGTGGTGTGATTGACAATTGCGGTATCAGGGGTTTCAGCAACGGGGGCCGACCTTTCGAGGGTGAGAACTTCAAGAACCTTCAAACCCAGTGCGGATATAAGCTGGCTGAGCGGATCAACAACAATGATGTTGGCTTTGAGGCTGAAATCACTGAGGAAGAAAGGGAGAATATCGTTATTGAACTCGAACAGCTGCAGACGTGGGAAGCTGACTCAGACGGAAAGCTGAAATTAAAACCAAAGGAAGAAATCAAAAAGGATATTGGCCACTCTCCGGATTGGCGCGATTTATTCCTGATGCGGGCCTTCTTCGATTACGATGATGTGGATATACCGCAAAACATCACACGTGAAATGTTAGGCTTCGGAATGTAAACTTATAATAACTAATGATATGAGCTTGTTAAGTAGTATTTACAATCAGTTTAACGCCCTTGTTGGGCGCAATCAGGAATTCGATAAGCTCTTAGCAGCTAAAGACATTTCCCGGGTGATCTCTTACATGAATGACAACAGCGCAAAGGTCAATCATGCCATTCAGGAGTATGACGTGCTTTCGCATGAGATCATGAAACGTCCGGATAAAGTCATTAAGGGCAAAGATGGTCAGTACATCCGCACACAGAAGCGTTGGAGACTCCCAATCCCCTACCAGGTATTCATCAATGAGATCTCCCTGGTCTTCCTTTATGGCAGAGCCGTTAAGTGGATGCAGCAAAGCGAGAATACTGAAGAAGCCTTTCAGGCGTTCAAAGACATGCTTAAAAGTGTCCGCTTTGATTCAAAGATCCGGCAATGTAAGCGTCTTGCTGGTGCCGAGACTGAAAGCGCTATGCTGTTCAGGGTATTCCGCAACGCTGAAGGAAAGCCGGACGTGCAGATCCGGGTATTGGCAAAAAGCAAAGGCGATGATATCCGGGCAATGTGGGACCAGTACGAAAAACTGATTACTGCAGGATGGGGTTACTACCTCAAAGAAGATGGAGTAATCAATTATCATTTTGATGTATATACCTCTGACGTCATATACCGCTGCACCCGGGCAAACATGGGATGGCAAGTGGTCGAAGAGCTGAACCCGATTGGCAAGATCCCATTTATCCTATTCAATCAGCCCAAAGAGTGGGATGGAGTCAGTCCAATGATCGAACGTGAAGAGTATATTGGATCCAGAACAGCGGATGTGAACGATTACTTCTCTGATCCTGCAATCGTGGCCACGGCTGACATTCTGAACAGTATGCCTGAGAAAGAAAGTGAGTCAAAGATTTACATCACAAAGGAAAAAGCGAGTGTCGAGTATCTTACCTGGGACTCTGCCCCGGAATCAAAGAAGCAGGAAATCGAGTGGCTTGAAAAACATATCCTCTCCAAGTCATTCACTCCAAACATTGACTTTGACAACATGAAGGGCCTGACCAATGTATCCGGCAAAGCTCTCAAGCAAATGATGATCCTTGCTGATATCAAAGCGGCTAAGCATAAAGAAATACACGATGAACTACTTGATCGCGTGTCAAGCTTGTGTAAATCCATCCTTGGCAATGTGACGAACTACGGTCTGAAGGCGCAATGTGAGAACCTGATCATTGGTCATGAGTTTCAGGAGCCCTTCGGTGAAGATATCAAGGATACGATTGATAACCTGGTCAACAGTGTGAAGGGCGGCGGCATGAGCACTGAGACATTTGTAGAGCTTAACCCATTGGTTAAAAATGCTGCCACTGAACTTACCCGACTTGGTGAGGAAAGTGCTAAAAAACAAGCTGCTGCAGCTGATATATTCGGACAAGCAAATTAACCATGGTTAAAATCAACCCTGATAAGTATTTCAAAGATATGTTTGCACGTACCGAAGATTATGCCGGTACTGTGCAGCAGATCTATGGTGGTGCGGCAAATCAGCTGATAGAATTAGGGCTATATTTCGGAGTCAAAGAGGGTGAAACCTTTTCCTATGAGGCAAATGGACTGATGAAGGCCAAGGCTACGAATATACTCAAGGCTATGAACGCCAAAGTGTACGGCGCTATTCAGGGAGGGATTAAAGCGGAATGGGCACAATCCAATGTACAAAATGATAAGTTATTAGCAGCGATTTTTGGCAAAGATGCTTTTGAGAAAAACCACTTTGCACGTTACTTTGATCGCAATGAGAAGGCGATGAATGCCTTTATGGACCGTTCGAAGAAAGAGGGAGGTTTAGGTCTTTCCCAGAAGGTTTGGAATTACACCGGTCAATTAAAAGCTGAACTGGAAGTAGCTCTCGATCTTGGAATAGGTGAGGGAGGATCAGCAGCCCATATCTCAAAAGCAGTCCGGTCTTATCTCAACGAACCGGACAAGCTGTTTAAGCGGGTCCAGATAACCACGAAGGATGCAGAAGGCAACATTACCAAAACAGGCCGGTACAAGCTCTCCAAAGCAGCTCAAGCATATCATCCCGGACAAGGGGTCTATCGATCATCGTATAAAAACGCTATGCGTCTCACGCGAACTGAGACAAACATGGCTTACCTGACAGCTGATCACGAAAGATGGCAGCAGTTTGACTTTGTTGTTGGGTACGAAGTAAAGCTCTCAAGTAATCATCCTGTTACCGACATCTGCAATGACTTTGCGGGCAAATATCCAAAGACTTTTAAGTTTGTATCCTGGCATCCACAGTGCCGATGCTTTGTTATTGCAATATTGTGCACTGACAAAGAACTTGATAGTCTATCAAACGCTTTGCTTGATGGCAAAGAGCTGAAAAACTTTAGTTCAGTCAACCAGGTAACCGATTTACCAAAGGGATATAATGATTGGATTGATGCAAATGCTGAACGTGTTAAGACTGCTAAGTCAATTCCTTATTTCATCAAAAACAATTACGTTGATGGTGAACTGGCCAAAGGATTAAACTTTGCGGGATTAATTAAACCGATTGTTGTGCCTCCGATTGTTGTACCTCCGATCGTCAAACCGGTAGTGGTTCCTGATCCGGTAAGAATACCCACGGATTTAGCCAAAGACAGTGACTACCTGAAAGGCACAAAGATTGAATTCAAAAATGAGTTCTTTGCAATGGTGGACCAAAGTAAGCCAGTGGGTATATCGCTTGATCCAAGACTTAAAAACTCGTATTATAGCCCAGCTACAAAGAAGGTCCATATTGCCAATGGTGCCCGGAACACTTCAAGTGAATGGCATCGTGAGAGTGTAATTTACCATGAATACGGACACGCTATTGACTGGCAAAGGGATTCACGCTTTGGGCCAGATGTAAAAACCCTGATGGACAAGCACAGGAAGCTACTTGGCAAGAAACAAGCCAGAACTTACACATTCAGGGATTACGATTACAGCATAGGGGATTATGTCAATAAAACAGTGACAGGAAGTGTATCAGATATTAGCCACATTGATACGCAGCTGAAAAACCTATCCGCAAAAGTATGGCGAATGAAGCCTGAGACATTTACAAAGTTAGGAATTTCGAAAGCTGATGTTTCGGAACAAATTGGGTCAGCGCGTGACACGATCATGTCACTTAACTCATCTTATGGCTATGGGCATTCAAAAGCATATTTCAAAGGGGCTGGTATGCGTGAAGCGGAGTTTATCGCTCATTGCTTTGAGAACAAATTTGCGACAAAC